GGTTCCTACGCATTATTAAGTGGCGGAGTTAGCTTTGTCACCATCTTTTACGATTAATTTTTCAAATACATTTAAGGAGGCTTTATGGAAACTGTTATAGAGGCTGCTAAACATTTATGGAAAGATCACAGAAAAATGGTGATCGGAGCAGCAGTAGTAATTGTTATATTAGTTATCGCGGCATTATAAGATGAGTGAATGTAAGGGATGTACATGTGATTGCAGTTGCGATAAGCAATGTGTAGACTGTAAATGTGAAAACTGTGATTGTAAAAAAACTCAAGGTGTGGTAGTAGATGACACAAATGAATGTGAGGTATGTCAGTGAATAAATTATATTTGGTATTAGCATTACTATTCGCTTTAAGCGCCTGTTCGGTAGGACCTAAATGTACCTATACACAAGAAGGAACAAAAATTTCATCTTGGGTATGGTTTTTTAATGGAGAAAAGCCTACAGACGTTGATAAAATGAATTGTAATTAATATCCACGTGTTAAATCTTTAGGGGATTAAGAAAGGGTAGTTATTCCCTTGATTTTATGATACATGAGTTATTTAAATGCAAACATTCCAATTACATATGCAAAAGTGCGCAGAGAGTATCTCTATGATTTACAAAAACATCATGGGGAAACTGAAGAATGTGTTATCTTTGGATTGGCATCCATTACAGGGCGTGCGGTCCTTTTTCATTGTATGCTGGAAAATGGGGCAATCTTTTATCGTCTCCCTATTTCAGCCTTCATTCAAAGAGCGTATGATATACACAAGGTTCCTAGGATGCGACTTGATGAGTTGGAGTTATGGAATTCTTTTAGTTACTATCCTAGTATTATTACTTATGATTTCTTAGGTGGACAAAAATGCAAATTTTTAGGAAAAGACAAAAAATTTTATATAGGGGAATATTTATTTACAATCGATTGGGGTCATCCTGATGCCAACATTCTTGATAGCGATCATTCTGAAGTTGTCCATGAGCACAAGTGTGGTCACCTCATCGCACTTGACAATGGTAACTTTGCCATCCAACCTAACAACCGTATATTGTGGAGCGTCGGTAATTTCACAGTTAAAGCAGGCAGAGAGTGGCCCGATTATAAGGTCCAAACATCCGAATGGAACGTCGAAAATAATACATGGGTCACGGAAAATAGTGACCGAATGTTTTATGAAATAAAAGATCCTGAACAGTCTTCAACACCCCCTAATACATGGGGTATAATATCCAAGAAATAATATGGCGGATAAAATTTTACCAATGCTGATTGGCTTGCTCATAGCTCTTGGAGGGTGGAGCCTTTCGCGTACATTTGAGCTTTCAACTATTCAAGCAGTTCACGAAGATAAAGTGCAAGTGTTAAGAGAACAGGTTTTAAAATTAGAAGAACAGGTTGATAAAATGATGGATTCCGATGAAGATATTATGGATCAACATAAAAAATTATTTAAAATTTTAGAACAAGGAAATACTCCATCAGGGAGTTATAATTATAACTAATGCCTAAACCTCTCAGAATCTCAGAAGAAGCAGCCGTGCAGATGCCGATGAAAACCGTAGCCTCTTTGATCTGCATGGTCGCGATCGGGACCTGGGCTTACTTCGGTATCATTG